TTAACTTACTGATTTTAATAATCCTCCCGTACTGTTCTCGTGGCTATGGGGCATCAATGGGGCAAAATCTGCCAGCTTCTGATTCAGCATTGCGATCTGCTCTGCGCTGCTGTCAGCCATCCATGCACCGTAAACATTGAACACCATCTGCGCGCTCGCATGCCCCATCTGACTGGCAATAAAACTTGGGTTTGCACCAGCAGATAATGACCAGCACGCATAGGTATGTCGTGACTGGTACGCCTTTCTGTGTCTGATCCCCGCGCGCTTTAGTGCCGCTTCCCATGAGTCGCCTACTGAATCGACGCGGTAGATAAATCCGACCTGCTTACTGCGTCTGACCACATGCGGGTTAAAGACGAATGTACACTCATGGTTCACCGAACGGCCATACTCACGTAACTGAACTTCAATGTGATGTTGCCTGCCCAGCCTTGTCATTTCAGCCTGATTTTTCAGGATACTGATTGCGGGCTGGATAAGATGCACCACCCGATCTGTGCTTGCCTCGGTTTTCGGTAGAGTGAACTCACCAAGTTTCGTATAATTACGCCTGACGGTAATTGTTCCAGCTTTCAGGTCGATATCTTCCCAGGCCAGGGAGACCAGTTCCCCGTGACGCATTCCTGTGTACACTGCTAATGACCACAGGTTTTTCGTCTGCTGATGCCGGCATGCATCTATCAGGCGAATAAATTCATCACGAGACAGAGGATCTGGTTCTGCCCTGGCTTTTTTCAGAGGCTTAATTCCCTCGAATGGGTTCACCTCTAAGTAACCGTGATCCGCAGCAAACTGAAACATTCCGGCCATTGTCGTCATGTAATAGTTCACAGTAACAACGCTTCGCCCTTTTGCCGGGGCTTTGTTTTTCGTCGGACTCTGATAACCAGTTAGCAAATCTTTCCTAAGATACAGCAATTCCTCTTTGGTTACTGCTGACACCAGGCGATTACCTCCGATCCTCGGCACCATATTCCTTGCGACAGATTCATAGCGATTGAATGCGTTCGCGCAGATTTCCATCCGTTTCAGATCCAGCCATTTTTCTTCAAGTTCTTTCACTGTAATGTCTTTTTTACTTACACCAAAAGCCTTGAGGTTAGGGGAGTCAGGAAACTGGGTTGCATAATCAAAGGTTCCTGTGCGGATGGCAAAACATACTGATGTCCGCAGTTCCCCGGCTATCTTTCTGTTCTTAGCGGTGTCAGGGACACCGAGACTTTCCCTGACACGCTTACCTTTAAAATTAAACCAGATGCGTAATGTGCCACCGTGGTTTTCGACGCCTGTTGGATATGTGACTTTATCCATTGGTGTTGCCTCCAGACGCCCAAGAGCGATACGAGCTTACCTTTTTCATGGCATCAAATCACCCTGGCTGCTTGCTTTTCATTGAAGCGACCCAGGCATCTACAGCCTTTCTGTTATACATGCACTCACTGGAAGGTTTAGGATTTCCGTCAGGCGATACGTGGATATACTCCCTCCCAATCATCCAGCATTCTTTTCTGGCACGGAGGATGGTTCCGGGTTTGAGCCCGGTAACCGCGATCAAAACGCTTTCACAAACCCAATCGTTGGGAGCTAACTGGAAAATATTGCTCATAGTTATTTCTCCATTATCCCGGCTGCACCCGGGGAAAACTTTAGCTGTTGCTGGTGGTTGGGATTAGTTTCTGCCAAATCGCTGAAACATATTTCGCCTGGTGGCGGGCATCAGCCAGTGCGTTATGTGCAACCCCATCAAATGGCATATCACGCTTAGGATCGAAACCTACAACTCTGCCTAATGTGACGATGGTTCTGACGTCGTGATCATTCCAGAATTGCCACGGGCAAACCTGGTCGGCACGCTCATATGCGCCGCGCAATATAACGTTGTCGAAAGTAGCTCCATTGCCCCAAACTTTTAAATATTTAGGGTTATCAGAATGCCGATTAATGAAATGGCTCAGTTCAGATAGGGCAGATGATATCGGCATCGCATCATCAACACAGATTGCTGATCGTGCTTCTGAGCTTTGTCTTAACCACCACAAAATAGTGTCACCATCCGGCACCGCTCCCTGCTCCATAGCGCTTTCAAGATTAACGGCGGTGTAAAACTCCTGACCAAGATCACCGCTTTGCGGATCGAAGAATACGGCACCAATGGAGACAATAGGGGCATTCGGTTTTTTGCCCATGGATTCGAGGTCGATCATTAAATTGTTCACGTTATACATGCTCCTGCTGCGGTGCTGCTGCGAAATGTTCGACACCTTTAGCCCAAATAGCTTTGATGGTCGTCCATGTGACAGGAACGGTGATTTCAATTCTTCCGCTTCCGTCGCAGGTTTCGCAATCATCATCACCAAAACACTCTGGGCAGTTTATAAATTTCGTTTCTGAAAACTCACCGGACAGCACTCTTTTTGCGCCGTTCTCAGCGGTTAGTTTCTTCGGGACCAGCACGTAACCATCCTGAGTTACCGGAGAGTTGCCAGCCTGAGCAGTAGGCGTGTTCATGTGGTTATTCCATGAGCCAATTTCGTCAGTCGCTTGGCGGTGAACGTAAAGCGGAATCACAGCATCTCCCATTGGCTGAGACAGGCACTTAAGATGAAGTTCACCCATCTTGGCATAAGCCAGAGTTTCCTCAGCGGCATAAAGCACAGGCTCAGCACCAAACACTGCTATAGCCCCATCAATCACCTTCACAGCATCAGCCATTGCGTAGCCGAGATTACCGCCATCGCTTTGAGCTGCTGCTTTGTTGAGTATTTCGCGTATCTGGTGCAGGCGATCGAGTGATACAGGACCGTGCGCCGGGTGGTTAGTTGTCATGGTGTGCTCCAGTTATCTTCAATCGCCACGCCAAGTCGGTGTAGCCAGTCGGCCAGCTTCAGCATCGCTTCTCGTTCGCTTAATCTTTCTGGAAAGTCGGCAAGCTCGACCATCGGTTTAAACCGACCAAACGCATCGTTCTCAACAACAAGTTTTTGCTCAAGCGTGGTCTGCTTAACTTTGCTGTGATGCCGTAGCAGGTAAACCGACTTTGATTTTTTGGTTTCTGGGTCGTATTCGTAGGAAGTGAGTATCATCTGGCTACCGCCGCGATTCGTTCCTCGCCACATATCTCACTCTCCCTTCACGCCAATGCCAGCGGCCTGCAGTTCATCTTCGAGGCGACACACTTCTTTCGACAGCCTCATTTGGTTGCTTTCAGCGCGGTCCTTGTAGTCACGGAACTCTCGTTCTACTTCGAAGCGATTATCTCGGTGGATGCTTTCCAGTGATTTGGCTTGGTGTAAATCTTCTGCCTGTCGCTCAAGTTTGAATCGCTGAAGCTCTACCAACTCATTTGCAGCTTCCAGTGCTCTAACTAATTCGTCTACTGTTCCTGCAGCCTGTAGAGCGTAATCAGTGATAACCAACTCATGATCAATTTCAGTGCCGTTCTCATTCGTTGAGGTGATAGCAAAATAATCAGAATCGATTTCGTTATCGGCTAAGTGGCGTAGCGTATCAGCAACAAGTTGGCCGTTTTCGATTAGCAGCGCCTGTTTGTTGAGTGCTGTCATTGGGCTGATTCCTGTCTGGCTCTATTTAATAGCTGGTTAAACATCATGGTTAGGCTGTTACTGCACCCAAATGGCATATCATTAACACGGTATGTTGGAATGCCCTTGCGAACACCGGACTTCACGATCCGGCCGGTGCCATAGAGTTGCGATAATGCGCCAGCGACCGCGGGTGTCTTTTTGTTCATACCTTTGGCGATTTCACCGCTGGTGGTATTCGGATGAGACTGGAGATATTCAAATACGGTCATGGCGTTTTACCTTTACGTTCCTGTTCCAATTGCACCAGAGACTCTTTTAATGCTGCGAACGTAGCTTCCAGTCTGGTGGCGACTTCGCGCATAAGCGGTGCATGCTTCGGTGGCAGTTCAGCAACGGAGGCAAAAGCCTCCGCAACGAGTTCTTTTACCTTCATGCGGCGCATTGGCGCAGCTCCACCAGTTCGTTAAAGCGGTTCATGAACAGGCCATAGGCTTGACCAGGACGGAGAGGGATAACCTGAACGAGATCAGAGCAGGGAATACCTTCGAGAATTTCCCACTTCGAACCGTCATCGATTTCCAGATCACGGCGCTCGGTAGCTAACATGGTTAGATCGGCATATTTCACGACAGCAGCTTGTTCAAGAGAGATACCGAATTTAAAGCGGATAAGCCCATCAATATAAGTTTCCATACGCTGGTAGTCAGGCAGCAAGGCTTTGAGCGGGGCTGGAATATCCTGGCAATATGCCTCCGCAGCGTCGTGCATCAGCGCTTCAAAGGCGAACTCTGGCGGCACAATCTGGCTTACAAGCACAGAGTGCTGGGCTACGCTGTAGAACTCTGGCAGATGCCCAGCGAATCGACAGATGTTGGAAAGAGCAGTCGCGATATCCTCAACATCGATATCGTCGATTGTGGCGGTCAGGTAGTTAAATTTTTTACCGGATAATGTCTGAATGTAGCTCATGGTTTTCTCCATATTGGCGCGCTGCACCGCGCAAACTTATTGGCCTGAATATTTAAAACAGACCACCTTGGTTTTTAGGTTGATTGCGTTTACTTTTCGTTATTTCAGTTTTCGAAACCTGTTTATCTGCCCATGCTTTCGCATGCCTCATCACGTCATCAAAAATTGCACCCTTTTTACTGGCTTGTGACATGCGCTTATATAAATCAATCGCTTGCCATGCCCCCCCTGCGCTACTGAAGAAGAAAAGCCTTGTTTTATAAGGATTTCCCTGACGTTCTTCTCAATAAATTCGATATGATTCATCTGCCCTCCGAACCAACCTTCGCCAGATTTGGAGTGCAGCAACCCAACCCATGCTTATGGGGTAATTGCTGCCTGGTGTTTATCGCTTGGCTTCGCCGCCGAGAGAGGTTGTTAATCCGTTAATGAGAGAGATAAGCTCGCCGGTCATTAGAACAAAGTCAGCGTCGAACCGCTGAGCCGCATCCTCACGGTCGATATCGTCGTTTTGTTCAGTAATCTCATTAGAGAACTTAAGGCGTTTGATGCTGCCGTCATCGCAAAGAACGAACTGAATGCGCTGTTGCCAGTCGATAGACAGTTTTGTAACTACTTTGCCAGCTTCCAGATGCACATGAATTTCGTCACTGACCAGAGTCTGTTTTTTAAAGCGTCCAATACCGCCATCTTCAAGAATAGCTTTCAGTTCGGCTTCATCACCCAGGCCAAAGCCAGCAGGCGCACTACCGGAACGAACCCATTCGGTCATAGTTAGTTCGATCGGCGTTTCCATAGTCAGCGGTACCACCGGGAGAGAACCGAGAGTTTTACGAAGCAGGGCCAGTGAGTCTTCGGCACGTTTAGCGCTGGCTGCATCAACCATGATCAGACCGTCGGTGACGTTGATCCACAAACTAACAGTCGAGTTTTTGGAGAACGCCCGAGGAAGCAGGGAGTGCAACACTTCATCACGCAGCGAATCTTTCTCAGTTTTTTTGAGGCGACGCCCCTGATCGGATTCCAGACGCGACACACGCTTGCGCAGTTCTTCAGCAATGACAGGAGATGGCAGTATTTTTTCTTCCCGGCGAATAACCAACAACACTTGATTATTGACAGTGTGATGCAAGCAATCTGACCGCTGACCCAGTGGTGATACCCAACCGGTTTTTGCCATATCCTGGCTACCGCATGGAGTGAAGCGAAATAGTTCAAGCTGCTGTTCCAGCTCTTCCTGGTTGATGGTGAAATCGCGACTAAGGCGATACACCAACATATTTTTGAAAAACGGATTGTTCATTCTCGGTTCCTCAACGCCTCTGCACCGGCGCTAAAAAGTTAGTTTCTCCATACACAACAGAGAAGGGCACCTGCATTGGTCGGCGGCTTGCAGAGACCGCTTTCTTTTTGCCCGGGTGGATTGGGTTATGAGCCCGTCGCCCGGTGATGCCCTTTTCTGTTGTGCCCTGAAAAAGGCTGGCGGTTACCGGACAAACGGGAAAACACCGGGCCGCCAGAACAGGGAGTTACTTGTTATTGCTTTGGCCTGCTTTTAACCACATCAGGCGCGGTGGTATCTTGGTGTTCTCACACAGCCAAGAAGCAAATAAAAATGACCAAAGAAGAAAAAATTTTGTATCTGTTCCAGCTATCAGTTCAGACCCATACCGCATACCAGACCGCGGCCATGACTTCAGATAAAAATTACAGCACGTCCGAAAACCCGATGGACGACATAAGCAAGCTTTACGAGAAGTTCGAAGCGCTACTCGACAAAAAGTTTGCTGAGGCTGGGTTTAAGTGATTTTTGGATAATCGATAAAACCCAACTTAAATTTTCTTGAGTGGGCTCAATGCCACGTGCAGAGAGTTCGCTCTTCAAAACCCCCAGAATTTCAGAGCTAATCAGCAAGATATCTTCCTGTTTTCTAACCGTTCCCACTTGTCGCCCCCTTTGGTCTATCAGATAAACTGCGAATCATCCGGTTATTCATACGCCACCGGCGGCTACTTCGTGGGCGTCCTGCCTGTTCGCTGTTGATGTGAATAATGTAGGATAACTTACTATTTGAGGTCAAGGGGAAATGTTGGATAACTTACATTGAGGGGCGAAAAAAAACCGGGTATTCCCGGTTTTCTTATAAATCCATTATTACTTGTCTTACTAGCCCTACCAATCGGCAGTTGCCATTGACTTCTAAAATCCTGTAATTGGGGTTGAGGGGTACTAGGTATTTCAGCGGCCCATCAATGACGAACTTTTTAATAGTGGCTTCATCACTTCCCAGAAGCTGTGCAATAACAATTTTTCCATTAGCTTGACTGGCATCACCAAAATCAGGCTCTACAACGACAATAGAGCCCTCGGGGATACTTGGTGCACCTGTAGGGTTGGTCATCGAGTCGCCGCGAACAATGAGTGCAAATGCGCTTTCAGAAACGGCAGCCGAAGTATAGACCCAGTCATGAATGTCCCGCTCTGTGATCGTTCCGCTATTGGCCGTCCATTCCCCGGCCTGTACCCATGTGAGAACGGGAACTGACCTAATTCCGAATCTTTGCTCCGGGTCCATGGTTGGTGGTTGCTGACTTCCATCATCCTTTCCTTCCAGTAACCACTGCGGCGTCTTTTCTAGTGCAGCCGCAAGCGCCTGGAGGTTTTCACCACCCGGTTTGTAGTCACCGGATTCCCAACCGGTGATGGTGACGCGATTAACCCCGACAAGCTTTGCCAGGACAGATTGCGTCATCTTTAGCTCTTTTCGTCTGCTTCGGATTCGATCATTCATTTTCATGTAGGCAATCCTACCATTATCTGATGTAGGAGTGCTTGACCATTTAATGTAAGATATCCTACTATCAGTGCACTGCATTACTTAACTCCAGAGGGAAAAATGAAAAAGAATGACGTTATTTCTTACTTCGGTGGCGTAGGGAAAACCGCTAAGGCGTTGAATATCTCTCATGCGTCCGTGTCGGGCTGGGATGAAATTATTCCAAAGGGACGAGCATTTGAGATCCAAGCGCTGACGAAAGGTGATTTGAAAGTTGACCAATCACTTTATGAAAAGCGTAGCCATTCGGCTGCGTGATTAAAACCACAGAATTAAGGGGTTAACCGTGGGTAACGAACCTATTTGGAAAGTTGAACGTCAGCCAATCTGGCTGGTGGTAGCGATTAAAAAGACGATTACCGATCTGCCTGGTGGCTACGCCGAAGCGGCGGAATGGTTGGGGGTAACAGAGAACGCACTGTTTAACCGCCTCCGCGTAGATGGTGATCAGATCTTCCCTATGGGGTGGGCGATGGTTTTACAGAAAGCAGCCGGTGTTAGCTACATAGCTGACGCGTTTTCTCGTCAAACAGATAACGGGATCCATATCCCGGGCGCGGCACCAGAAACAGAGAACGAAGAGATTGGCTTAAAGCTGGCTGAGCTGGTGGGCAGGCTCGGGGATCTGGTCAACGCATACCGTCGATACATCGATGATGGCGTGGTTGATAAAGGTGAGTGGGACAGTCTGAACGAAATCGCCTACCAGTTCCGGGTAACGCTTATGACGTTTCTGAACCTGATTTCACGAGTCTATTGCCTTCCAGAAAAGAGTGACGCCCGCGAGTGTGCAGCTCCGGGCGCCTTGGCGAACAACTCTTCGAGTATGGAGAAATAATCCGCATGAGCAATTTAATCGTAAATCCTCACTTACCGCAACTACGAATGATCCCGGTGCCGGGTCTTCCGCTGTTTCGGTATGAATGCAAAGTATCAAATCGCTGGGTGTCATGTAACCACAGCCAGGCTGCCGTAATTGTGGGGGTCTACTATCGGAGGGCAAAACGCCTGTGCGCGAACTTAACCGAAGGTTCAAAGATCACCGCGGAGTGCCAGTCCGTGTTATCCGCTGGGAGCCAGAAACGCAGCGCGTTATCTACCTGCGAGATGGCTATCCACACGAATGCTTCAGCCCACTTGAGCATTTCAGGCAAAAGTTCAGGGAGATAACGGACGATCATGAGCACTAAATTAACCGGCTACGTATGGGATGGTTGCGCAGCGTCGGGCATGAAGTTGTCTAGTGTTGCGATCATGGCTCGCCTTGCTGACTTCAGCAGCGATGAAGGTGTGTGCTGGCCGTCAATTGAAACTATTGCTCGCCAGCTTGGCGCAGGCCCGAGCACTATCAGAACAGCAATCGCAAAGCTTGAAAAAGATGGCTGGCTCACACGTACACAGCGCCGTAATGGTAACCGTAATGCTTCGAACGTGTATCGGCTGAATGTGGCGAAACTTCAGACTGCCGCATTTTCTCAACTGTCAGATTCTGACACGTCAAAATCTGACGCATCAAAATATGACGCCTCAAAAACTGACCCGTCGAAATCTGGCAAAAACGGAGGTTTTGACCCGTCAGAATCTGGCGGGGATCCGTCAGTAAAATCAAAACAAGATCCACAAGTAACTTCAAAACCCTCTTGTCCGGTTGCGGCGCAACCCGACCCTGAGGTTGTGATTACTGATCAGGCCAGACAGGTTTTGTCTTACCTGAATCAGACTACTGGCTCACGCTACCAGGTATGCAGCACGTCGCTGGAGAATATTCGCGCCCGTCTTCGGGAACAATTCACGGTTGATGATCTGTGCCTTGTGGTGGATTACAAAAACGCTGATTGGCGTGATAGCGAGCAGGCTCAATACCTCCGCCCGGCAACTCTGTTTATTCCAAAAAACTTCCCCGGTTACCTGCAAAGCGCGACCAAATGGTCTGCCGCTGGGCGACCTGAACGCGTTAACGGTAAATGGGCGACTAACTCAGCCAGCCGCGCAAACTTCCAAAATGTTGACTACTCACTGCCAGAAAATTCGGGGTTCCGCTCATGATGCCAAATAAATATTGCCAGGCGCTGGCAGCACTGCGCAGCAAACCAGCCCATGAATTGAAAGAGGTTGGCGATCAGTGGCGAACACCAGATCTGCTTTTTTGGGGCATCAATGCGATGTTCGGCCCCCTGACGCTGGATCTGTTTGCTGACGACGATAACGCGAAGTGCCCGGTCTGGTACACCGCCGAAGATAACGCGCTGACGCAGGACTGGTCTGAACGTCTGGCAGAACTGGGCGGCGCAGGTTATGGCAACCCACCGTAAAGAAGAATACACATTCAGTGAATCGAAGTTTGGGCATACCTGGGCGGCGGATTCTGTCGAAGCACCGGAATTCACTCAGGTATCACCATTAACGATCGATAAAGCGAAGCTGCTTATTCGTGAGAGTATTTTGTTCGGTGTGGATGAGTGGCTGTTGTCGATTGAATTCGATGACGCTGCTGCGCGCCTGGATATGTCGGAACGTATTCGGACTGTTGCCCTTGAAGCATCTGGTGAATATGGCATGAACAGTACTGATTTCATTGCAGCTATGGGAAGCCTGGATGTTTCCAGTTGGTCCAATATTCGCCAGATCCGCATGCACATCCGTGAGAAAGCTAAACCAGTATCGGATCCGCTTCCCGAGTCCCGTATCTGGCCGCTGGAGGTTGGAATTGTATTCGACCAGGTAGACGGCGCTGACATGCTGGATGAATCACAGCAGAACAAGCTGAAAGCCAACATCAATCAACTCTGGCTGGAGCGGACTGCCACCAGCGAAATCATTACTGCTGCTTCTGAACTTGTTCGCAATATGCGGGGAGAGGCTGCGTGAAACTGGTCCTGCCTTTTCCTCCGAGCGTGAACACTTACTGGCGCGCCCCTAACAAGGGGCCGCTGGCCGGTCGTCACCTCATTAGCGCTGATGGCCGTAAATACCAAAGCGCTGCCTGCGTGGCGATCATTGAGCAATTACGACGTCTCCCGAAGCCATCGACTGAACTGGCAGCGGTAGAAATCACTCTGTACCCGCCGGATGCGCGCCGCCGGGATATCGATAATTACAACAAAGCCCTGTTTGACGCGCTGACGCATGCGGGTGTCAGGGCTGATGTATATGTGAGCCCTGAAACGGCTATGAAATTGGCCGCGGTATACGCCTGCATTTATGTACTGTCCTCAAATCTTGCCCAGATGCCGCTGCACGTCATGCGAAAGCACAACGGCAAGGTTGAGCCTGCGCGTGATCATCCGGCGTTTTACCTGGTTCACGATGAGCCAAACACCTGGCAAACCAGCTACAAATGGCGAGAGCTAAAACAGCGCCACATCCTCGGCTGGGGTAATGGATACACCTGGGTTAAACGTAATCGCCGCGGGGAGGTTACCACCCTTGACTGCTGCATGCCCTGGGAAACCACGCTGATTAATACCGGTGGCCGATACACCTACGGTCTGTATAACGAGGATGGCGCGTTTGCCATCAGTCCAGATGACATGATTCACATCCGTGCGCTGGGCAATAACCAGAAGATGGGCCTGAGTCCAGTGATGCAGCATGCCGAAACAATTGGCATGGGCATGAGTGGGCAGAAATACACCGAGAGCTTCTTTAGCGGTAACGCGCGCCCTGCCGGGATTGTTACTGTTAAAGGCGAGATTAAATCTGAAGGATGGGAAAGGCTCAAGAAGGTCTGGCAGAAAGCGGCGCTTGCACTGCGTAGCCAGGAAAATAAAACGATGCTGCTTCCTGCGGACCTGGACTACAAAGCGCTGACAGTATCACCGATCGACGCTCAAATAATCGATATGTCCAAGCTCAATCGCTCGATGATCGCCGGAATATTTAACGTGCCGGCACACATGATCAACGACCTCGAAAAAGCCACCTTCAGCAACATCACACAGCAGGCGATTCAGTTCGTTCGCTACTCAATGATGCCGTGGGTGACGAACTGGGAGCAGGAGCTAAACCGGCGTCTGTTTACTCGGGCGGAGTTAGCCGCAGGCTACTACTCCCGCTTTAACCTGACGGGCCTGCTGCGCGGCACCCCACAGGAGCGTGCACAGTTCTATCACTTCGCCATTACTGATGGATGGATGAGTCGCAACGAAGCCCGCGCTTTCGAAGACATGAATCCGGTCGATGGCCTGGACGAAATGCTTGTAAGCGTCAACGCCGCCAACCCGGCAGACAGTTTCAAAACCACCAAAACCGAAGAGGAAAAAACCGATGAGTGATCGCGAGACTCGCTGTTACAGCGGTGAGGTCCGTGCCGAACAGCAGGGGGAGCAGCCCACGCGCATTATCGGTTACGGATCGGTGTTTAACAGCCGATCAGAACCCCTCTGGGGTTTCCGCGAAATTATTAAGCCCGGCGCTTTCGATGACGTACTGGGTGACGATATCCGCGGGCTGTTTAACCATGATCCGAACTTTATCCTCGGGCGCAGCGCTTCCGGTACGTTGAGCGTCAGCGTCGATGATAAAGGGCTTCGCTACGACATCGCGGCCCCTGACACCCAGACCATTCGTGACCTCGTGCTGGCGCCTATGATGCGCGGTGATATCAACCAGTCATCTTTCGCATTCCGTATCGCCCATGACGGTGAAAACTGGTACCAGGACGATGAGGGGATCGTCATTCGCGAAATTAACCGTTTTTCACGCCTTTTTGATGTCAGCCCGGTGACCTATCCGGCGTATCAGGAGGCTGATTCTGGCATCCGATCCATGAAAGCCTGGCAGGAGGCGCGCGACAGCGGCGCGCTGGCGCAAGCCATTAACCAACGAATGGCGCGCGAGCGCCTGCTGACTCTTCTTAACGCGTAAGGAAAAACTATGAAATTGCACGAAATGAAGCAAAAACGTAACACCATCGCCACTGATATGCGTGCTCTGCACGATAAAATTGGTGATACCACCTGGACCGAAGAGCAGCGCACTCAGTGGAACGCCGCAAAATCCGAACTGGACGCGCTTGATGAGCGTATCGCTCGTGAAGAAGAGTTGCGCCGCCATGATCAGTCTTTTGTTGATGAACAGGAGCCTGAACAGCGCCAGCGTCAGGAAAGTCCTGAAATGCAGGCAGAAGTACGCCGCGCTGCAGCATTCGATCGTCTCCTGCGCCACGGCTTCGGTGAGCTGACTGCTGAAGAACGTCAGGCTGTTAAAGAGCTGCGTGCTCAGGGCACCACCCCTGATGATAAGGGTGGCTATACCGTACCTACACAGATGCGTAACACCATCATCGATGCGATGAAGGCTTACGGCGGGATCGCGAGTGTTGCCCAGATTCTCAATACCTCGAACGGTCAGGATATTACCTGGTCCACTTCTGACGGTACCGCTGAAGAAGGCGAACTGCTCGCTGAAAATTCTGCAGCCACTGAAGGTGATGTGACGTTCGGCACGGCGACCCTGGGTGCCAAAAAGCTGTCATCCAAAATCATCCGCGTTTCTAACGAACTGCTGCAGGACAGTGGCGTTGACATCGAGGCATACCTGGCTGGCCGTATTGCACAACGTATTGGCCGCGGCGAGGCTAAATATCTCGTTCAGGGAACTGGTGTCGGCGCACCAGTTCAGCCTAAGGGCCTGGCTGCTTCAGTAACGGGCACCACTCAGTCTTCAGCTGCGGCGGCGTTCAACTGGAAGGATATGAATTCGCTGATTCACTCCCTCGATCCGGCGTATCGTGGCGGTCCATCTTTCCGCTGGGCATTCAATGACGCGACGCTGCAGAGCATCGAGCAAATGGAAGATGCACAGGGCCGTCCACTGTGGCTGCCAGATATTGCCGGCGGCTCTCCGGCGACGGTTCTGGGTATTCCGTATGTTATCGATCAGGCCATCGACAATGCGGCCGCCAGCAAAAAATTCATCTACCTGGGGGACTTTAACCGCTTCGTGGTGCGCCGCGTTGCCTACATGACGCTGAAGCGTCTGGTTGAACGCTACGCCGAATATGATCAGACCGCGTTCCTTGCCTTCCACCGCTTCGACTGTGTGCTGGAAGATACCGCAGCCATTAAAGCGCTGGTGGGTAAAGCGCCGTAATAAAGACCACCTGGGAAAGATGCCGCGTAAGCGGTTTTTTTATGCCCGTCATCCGGCGGGCATGGAGATTTATATGCTGCTTAAACTGAGTGAAATTAAGCTCCAGCTGCGGCTTGAGGACGATTACACGGAAGAGGATGAGTTGCTGACGGTGATAGGGAATGCGGTTCAGGCCAGAACGGTGAGCTTTCTTAATCGGACTCTGTATGCAGCAGATGCTGGCGTCCCGGATACCGATCCTGACGGGCTTGTTATGACGGACGATATCCGGCTGGGGATGCTGCTGCTGGCCACCCACTTTTACGAAAACCGCTCATCTGTTTCAGAAGTCGAAAAAACAGAGATGCCGCAGTCATTCACCTGGCTTGTCGGCCCCTACCGGTTCATACCGCTATGAAACTTCGCCAGGCGCAAACCAGCGCGACCTACCTGCTTCCCGATCCGGGTGAGCTGGATAAACGGGTGCTGCTCCGGAAAAGGGTCGATGTACCAGCGGCTGATCTCGGTACCCGTCCTGATTACCCCGAGTCTTTTCCGGTCTGGGCAAAGGTTGTCCAGACCAGTGCAACCACTTACCAGGAAACGGCTCAGACCGACAACGCGATCACTCATTACATCACTGTCCGCTGGCGCCGCGGGATCACCACTGACTTCGAGGTTGTGCTTAACGATCTGGTGTACCGGGTCAAGCGGGCGCGGGACCTGAATAGTAAGAGGCGATATCTGCTGCTTGAGTGTACAGAACTGGGCACGGAACCAGCCTCAACAGGAGGGAACGGTAATGGCAACTCCCTTTTTACACGTTGATTTTCAGCAGCCGACCGAAATGCGCTTCAACCGCGCGCGCGTTCGGCGTGCTTTTGTCACCATCGGCCAGCGCCATATGCGCGACGCGCGCCGTCTGGTGATGCGCCGTGGTCGTTCTGAACCTGGTGAAAACCCCGGTTACCAGACAGGCCGCCTGGCTAAATCCATCGGTTACATGGTGCCTAAAGCAAGCGGGCGGAGGCCGGGGTTTATGGCACGTATTGCACCGAACCAGAGGAATGGGCAGGGGAACCGGCTCATCACCGGCGATTTTTACCCGGCATTTCTCTTCTACGGTGTCCGCGGTGGAGCAAAACGTCGGCGTAGTCATCACCGTGGCGCTTCTGGTGGTAGCGGCTGGCGTCTGGCACCGCGTAATAATTTTATGGTTGAGACACTCAACAAAAACAACCCGTGGACGCGTTATTACCTGACGCGTGAACTGCGGCTATCACTCAAACCGGAGAGGCGACGCTGATGAAACTGGCCCCGATTATTGCAGCACTACGGGCGCGTTGCCCGGATTTTCAGAATCGTGTGGCGGGTGCTGCGCAGTTTAAGGATCTGCCCGACGTCGGGAAGATGATTTTGCCCGCCGCGTATGTCGTGCCGGGTGACGATTCACCGGGTGAGCAGAAAAGCATGACGGATTACTGGCAAGCGATACGTGAAGGTTTTTCCGTCATCGTGTTTGTCAGCAACAGCCGTGACGAGCGCGGCCAGTTTGCATCATTCGATGTTGTGCACGATGTTCGTCAGGCGCTCTTTAAAGCGCTGCTGGGCTGGAACCCGGAAGAGGGATGTAATTCGATAGTGTATGACGGCGGCACACTCCTTGATGTGAATCGCCACGAGCTCAGTTATCAGTTTGATTTTGTTGTTGAGACTGAACTTGGTGAAGAGGATACACGCCAGTTCGACGAGCTGAACGCACTTGACGAGTTCAAAACACTGTCCATTGATGTCGACTTTATCGATCCCGGCACCGGGCCAGACGGTAAGATCGATCACCACACCGAAATCACTCTCCCCACCTGAGGAAACCATGTTTGTACAACCCATGAAAGGGCGGGCTGTTCATGACCCGGCCCGCGGCGACCTTTTACCCGAAGAGGGGCGAAATGTCGACGAAAGCCAGTACTGGTACCGTCGGGAGATTGACGGTGATATCAAAATTGTTCAGCCAGACACCGACGCTGAACCGGTAAAAAAGGCGAGCGCTAAATGACTGTCTCCATGAATACTATTCCCTCCGATCTCCGCGTTCCGCTGTTTTACGCTGAGATGGACAACAGTGCGGCGAATACTGCGCAAACCAGCGCGCCATCGCTGCTGATTGGCCACGCTAATACTGGCGCCAGCATCGCAACGAACCAGTTGATCATCATGCCGTCGAAAGACTACGCCATTCAGCAGTGTGGCGCTGGCAGTCAGCTGGCGCGCATGGTCGAGGCATACCGTGCAACCGACCCATTTGGTGAACTCTGGGTGATTGCTGTTCCGGATACAGGTACGGTGGCAACATTTAAAATGGCGGTGACAGGGGCGGCCACTGAATCAGGTGTGGTCAGTCTTTATGTCGGCCCCCGACTGATTAAGACCGTGGTGACTGCTGGCGATACTGTATCTGATGTAGCTACTGCGATTGCAGCGGCAATTACAGCAGATGGGCAGACCCCATTCACTGCGGCCGCAGTTGCCGGGGTGGTGACTCTGACGGCGCGGCATAAGGGGACCTGGGCAAACGACATTCCTGTCAGTATCAACTATCGCGGTTTCAGTGGTGGTGAAAAACTGCCTGCTGGTGTGCAAATCGCCGTTGACCTGGATACGCCGGGGGCAGGAGCACCGACACTGACTGGTGTTATTGCAGCAATGGGGGATGAGCCCTTCGACTATATCGGACACCCGTTCAACGATACGGCTTCAATTAATACCTTCACGCAGGAAATGAACGATACCAGCGGTCGCTGGAGCTGGTTGCGGCAAATCTATGGACACGTCTACACCGCAAAAATTGCGGGACTCAGCGACCTGATCACTGTTGGTGACATGCTTAACGATCAGCATCTCACCCTGGCGGGTTATGAAAAAACTGTACAGTCGAATCCTGATGAACTGGCGGCCAGTCGTACGGCGAGGGCGGCGGTGTTCCTGCGCATCGATCCGGCCCGACCAACGCAGACTGGCGAACTGGTTGGTATGCTGCCACCGCCGACAGGCAAGCGCTTCATCACCTCAGAGCAACAGTCTCTGCTTACGCATGGTATCGCCACGTCGTACACCGAAAGCGGCACTCTACGCATCCAGCGTGATATCACCACTTATAAGAAAAACGCTTATGGTGTGACGGATAACAGCTATCTCGACAGTGAAACGTTGCACACCAGCGCCTATGTTCTGCGCCGCCTGAAGTCGATCATAACCAGTAAGTACGGTCGCCATAAGCTGGCGAACGATGGTACCCGCTTCGGCCCCGGTCAGGCAATTGTTACTCCAGCGGTAATTAAGGGTGAACTGCTGGCGACTTACCGCCAGATGGAGCGTGAAGGCATTGTTGAAAATTACGATCTGTTCAAGAAGTATCTGATCGTAGAGCGAGATGCCAACACCCCGACGCGCATCAATGTGCTGTATCCGCCTGATTATATCAACCAGCTCCGCGTGTTTGCTGTGCTTAACCAGTTCCGCCTTCAGTATCAAGAGGAGTCCGCATAATGCCGCGCATTGCAGGTACTTGTTATTTCAAAATTGATGGTCAGCAATTATCCATGACCGGCGGTATTGAGGTGCCGATGAATACTAAGGTCAATGATGATGTTATTGGCCTTGATGGCTCGGTGGATCGTAAAGAAACGCACCGCGCGCCGTATATCAAAGGCACCTTCAAAGTGCCGAAAGATTTTCCGGTTAGCAAAGTAACGACTTCAGACCAGATGACCATTACCGCCGAACTGGCAAACGGTCAGGTTTATGTCTTGTCGTCTGCCTGGCTACACGGTGAGGCAAACCACAACGCCGAAGAAGGTACGGCAGATCTTGAATTCCACGGTGAAGAAGGGGATTACCAGTAATGAAAGAACTTGAGCTGAAACATCCAGTAACCGCGCATGGCGAAACGATTAGCGTCCTGGAGTTTAACGAACCGACTGGTAAAGACGTCCGTGAGCTTGGTTATCCGTACCAGATGAATCAGGATGAATCCATCAAACTGCAGGCGCACATTATCGCGAAGTACATTGTCCGGCTGGCAAATGTACCGCTGAGTACGGTAGATCAGATGAAACCCGGTGATTTGAATAGCGCAGGCTGGCTGGTTGCTGGTTTTTTCCTCCAGGCCTGACGGCTGATTATCTCACTGATCGTTTTTTTGACTGCGCCAGCTACTGGCGCATTAACCCATTTGAACTGCTGAAAATGCCAATCAGTGAGATTCCGCTGCTGGTCAGTCAGGCAAACAGGATAGAGCAGGAGAAGAAAGGCAATGGCTGAATTTGAGCTTAAGGCTCTGATTACTGGCGTAGATAAGCTATCTCCTGCGCTTTCACGGATGCAGAAAAATATCCGTGGTTTCAAGCGCCAGGCAGAGGAAGCTTCAAAAGGTGGATTAGCGCTGGCTGGTGGTTTGGCTGCTGGATTGACTGTATCGCTTAAAGCCTATGCGGATCAGGAGAATGCGGCTACTGGGCTGAAGGTCGCGATGATGCAGGCGAACGGAGAAGTCGGCAATAGTTTTGAAAAAATAAACAAACTGGCTGTTGGGCTTGGGAATCAGTTACCTGGCACGACTGCTGATTTTCAGAACATGATGCAGATGCTTGTTCGCCAGGGTATTCCGGCAGAAAACATTCTGGGTGGGGTAGGCAAAGCGACTGCATACCTTGCTGTACAGCTTAAAAAAACACCTGAAGCAGCGGCAGAATTCGCCGCAAAAATGCAGGACGCAACAGGGACCGCATCAGATGACATGATGGGGCTGTTTGATACCATCCAGAAAGCGTTTTACCTTGGTGTCGATGACACCAACATGTTGTCGTTTTTCACCAAAACCAGCTCAGTTCTGAAGATGGTTAATAAGGACGGATTGAAAGCCGCTCAGGGACTTGCTCCGATCAGCGTCATGATGGACCAGATGGGTATGCAGGGAGAGTCAGCCGGCAACGCACTTCGCAAAGTTATCCAGTCCGGTTTAGACATCAAGAAAGTCAATGGCGTCAATAAAGTACTGCAACGTCAAAAGCTCGGCGTGAATCTTGATTTCACCGATGGCAAAGGCAGTTTCGGTGGTATTGATAAAATGTTTACGCAGTTATCGAAACTCAGAAAATTAACTGATGTGAAGCGAACAGGAGTGTTAAAAGCCCTGTTTGGTGATGATGCGGAAACACTCCAGGTAGTTAACGCCCTTATAGATAAGGGTAAAGACGGCTATGACCAGGTTCAACAAAAAATGAACAAGCAAGCCAGCCTAAACAAACGTGTTGAGGCGCAGCTTGGAACCTTGGCAAATCTCTGGGAAGCAATGACAGGGACAGCTACAAATGGACTCGCAGCTATAGGTGGTGCTTTTTCATCGGACACTAAACAGATTGTTACTTGGCTTGGTGACCTCGGGGAAAAATTTTCTAACTTTGCCGAGAAAAATCCTGATGTAATCAGGGGAGTAGTCGGCCTTGTTGCTGGTCTTGCTGCTTTAAAGCTTGGGTTTATGGGAGTTAACTTTGCTTTAGGTCTGGTGAGTAAGACTATATCAATGTCCCCGTGAACCCTCCTGGTCAACTCGCCCAGAATGATATCTTTTGCACCGGGCAGACCATCAAAATTCCTTTTGTCATAAACGAGTTCCACGAACATTGCTCATTGCTCCTTTACTGTATGGGTATACAGTATTTATACTGTGTTTTTATCCAGCATTCAAGAGAGGGCGTAAACATGGGCTTTCCTTCACCATCTACCGACTATATAGAGCAGCGGGTTACGCCAGCCAGTGTCTGCATGACTCCCGACAGTCGCATCCTCGAGACGTCGGCGGGTTATGCGATCATCGTCCCGGTCACGCGCCCACAGCAGGGTGATGCGCTGTTGATTCTGTCCGGAGGTCGGACGCAGTTTGCGAAGCTTAGGGGGAAAGCGTTAATCACGGATGACGGCGAAGCGATCGAAGGTGATGCAGCTGAAGAGGCTGAGGTTATGAGGCGGGTGACGCACTTTATCAACAGCACTGATGCTGCGATATCTCTTGAGGCGGCATTGGCGCAGTTTTGA